GGTCGGCGCCGGCGGCAAGAGCGGCAGCAACGCCCGCACGCCGGTGGAGACCCCGGACAGCCTGCGCTCCATCGCCCGTGCCCGCATCCTCGACCTGGTGTCGGAGGGCGAGCTGCGCGGCCTGGTTGCTGGAAACCAGTCGATCTACCTCGATCAGGTGCCGGTGCAGAACGGGGACGGCTCGTTCAACTTCGAAGGTGTCCGGATCGAGACCCGGGCCGGCACCCAGGATCAGGAGCACATCGCCGGCTTCCCCGCCGTCGAGAATGAGATCGCGGTCAACGTCGAACTCCGTAGCGACAACCCCGTAGTGCGCAGCGCCACGGGTTCGGACCTGTCCGCCGTGCGTCTCCGTTTTGGCGTCCCTGCGCTGCAGCAGATTAACACCGAGAACGGCGACACCAACGGGTACGCCATCACGTATGCGGTGGATCTGGCCACCGACGGTGGTCCTTACGGCAACGTCCTGGTCGACACGATTCGCGGCAAGACCACGACCCAGTACGAGCGCAGCGTCCGCATCGATCTTCCTGCCGGCTCGCAGTGGCAGGTGCGTGTTCGCCGTCTGACGCCCAACGCGAACAGCTCGACCGTCTCGGACACCATGAACGTCCTGTCGATGACGGAGGTTATCGACGCCAAGCTGCGTTACCCGAACTGCGCGTTGGTTGCGGTCGAGGTCGACGCGAGCCAGTTCCAGAACATCCCGACGCGGTCTTACCGGGTGTGGGGTCGTATCGTCCGCATCCCCAGCAACTACGACCCGATCACACGCAGCTACTCCGGCATCTGGGACGGCACTTTCAAGCCCGGATGGACCAACAACCCGGCCTGGGCATTCTTCGACATCGCGACCAACGACCGGTTTGGCTTGGGCCACCGGATCCCACTGGACTGGGTCGACAAGTGGCGCCTGTACCAGATCGCCCAGTACTGCGATCAGTTGGTGAGCGACGGCCTCGGGAACATGGAACCGAGGTTCACCTGCAGCCTGTACATGCAGACGCGGGCTGACGCCTACAAGGTCCTGCAGGACATGGCGTCGATCTTCCGGGGCATCAGCTTCTACGCCGCAGGTCAGGTCATGGCGTCGGCGGATATGCCGGCGGATCCGGTGTTCACGTACAGCCAGGCGAACGTCATCGACGGGCGCTTTACCTACGAAGGCACCGGCCGGCGCGCCAGGCATACGGTGGCGCTGGTCTCGTGGACCGATCCCGACGACTTCGGCAGGCAGAAGGTCGAGACCGTCCAGTACAAGGCGGGTGTCCAGCGCTACGGTATCCAGCAGACCGAGGTCACGGCAGTCGGCTGTCATTCTCGTTCCCAAGCGCAGCGCGTCGGCAACCACATCCTCTACACCGAGAACCTGGAGACGGAGACAGTGTCCTTCGGCGTCGGCCTCGACGTGCTGAATTGCATGCCCGGAGACATCATCCAAATTGCTGACCCTGCGCGGGCAGGGCGTCGCAATGCCGGGCGCATCAAGAGCGCAGGCGCGGATAGCCTGGTGCTGGACAAGCTGCCGGAGGTCATCTCACCCGGTGACACACTGCGTGCAACGCTGCCGAACGGGCGCACGGAGGCCCGGACGGTTGAGCAGGTGATCGGCAGCACGGTGACCGTCACCGCCCCATGGTCGGCAATCCCGGTGCCTCAGTCGATCTGGTCGCTGGAGAGCACCGAGCTGGCCCTGCAGCAGTTCCGTGTGCTGGCCATCAGCGAGAACCCGCCCAACGACGAAGAGGGCATCACGTATCGGGTGACCGCCCTGAAGCATGTGCCGGCAAAATACGCTGCGATCGACGACGGCACTCGCCTTGAGCAGCTGCCGGTGAGCGTCATCCCGCCCAGCGTCCAGGCGCCTCCCGCCAACGTGCACCTGACCGCGCATTCTGTCATCGACCAGGGCATCGCGACCCACGTCATGACCATCGCCTGGGATGCAGCGCCCAGCGCAATTGCCTACGACGTGGAGTGGCGCCGGGACGACCTCGACTGGGTTCGTGCCGGCCGTGTCTCCGCGGCCAGCATCGACATCCGCGGCGTCTACACCGGGAACTACATCGCCCGCGTGCGATCGGTCAATGCGCTGAACGCTGTTTCCCTGCCGGCCATGAGCGCGCTGACGGCCATTGACGGGAAGACGACACCGCCCCCAGCAGTCACCTCACTCACCACGGCCAGCTTGGTTTTCGCCATCGGGTTGGAGTGGGGCTTCCCGGCGGGCGCCACGGACACGCAACGGACAGAGATATGGTACGGCCCTTCACCGAACCGCGCCTCTCCGGGCACGATCAAGCTGGGCGACTTCGCCTACCCGCAGAGCAAGCACCAGATCAACGGCCTGGCCGCTGGCACGCGCTTCTACTTCTGGGCTCGCCTCGTTGATCGAAGCGGCAACATCGGGCCGTGGTATCCATCCGACGCAGGCGTCATGGGCGAGGCGAGCACCGACCAGACCGACTACGACGAGTATTTCTCGGGACGGATCACTGAAAGCGCGCTGGGGCAGGAACTGCTCGGAAAGATTGAGTCCCTTGACCAGATCGTTCCTTTGATCTGGGATCCCGCCGCCACATACGACACCGGCCAGACCGTGGTCTATAACGGCCGCATCTACAGCTGGGAAAATGCGACAGCCGGTAATGAAACTCCTCCAGGAACGAACTGGCAGGACGTAGGCGAGGCGGTTGCGCAGGCTGGCGCAATCGCTGGACGCGTCACCCAGCTTGAGCTCGAGGTATCAGAGATCGACGGCCAGCTCCAAGCCCAGGGCACCAAGATCGACGGCATCTTTGTGCAGTTGGATGTGCAGGCTGCGGGAGACAGCGATTGGGGTGCCGGCGACATGAATGTGTTTGCTGGTACGACCACGATTCAGAGCGTCATCGCCGGCGGCGACTGGGCTCAAGCGCTACGGATCGACACCGTCCAGGCTACGGTCGGGGACACTCAGGCGTCGGTGCAACAGGTATCGACCGCGGTTGTCGGGCTGAACGGGAAGATCGCAGCAACCTACACGATACGAGCCCAGGTCGCCGCCGGTGGCCAGATCTACGCGTCCGGAATGGGCCTTGGCGTTGAGCAGCAGGCGGACGGCAGCTATCAATCCCAGATACTGATGCAGGCCGACAGGTTCGCGGTGATCAACGTCGTCAACGGCAACATCACGTCGCCGTTTGTAATCCAAGGCGGGCAGACCTTTATCAGCCAGGCGCTGATCGGTACGGGCTGGATCCAGAACGCCATGATCGGCGACGTGATCCAGTCGACGGCCGTTGGAGCAGGCGGACTGCCGCGGTGGAAGCTCGACAAGAACGGTACGCTGACTATGCGCGGGGCCAGTGCCGGTAGCGGCTTCATGGATCTTTCCGATCAGGCGCTTCGCTTCTGGAACGCGGCCGGAACCATCGCGATCTGCGAGTTCGGGGAGTTGTTGTAATGGCGAAAGGCCTCCGGCAGCGCGATCCGAACACTGGTGTGATCCTGATCGATATCACGTCGCGGCTTCCCAAGATCATGGGCCGCGTCAGCATCGCGGCTGGAGCGAGCGGTTTCGTCGACGTTCCGGTAATGGGCAACAACCCAATGGTCTACTGGTTTAACGCCGATACCTCGCAGCCCGACTTCAACACGTCGCCCAACATCACGGACGACGGCGTGAACAGGGTCAGCTGGAGCTACTATTCGCCCAACCCGCTTTTCCAGCGCGGCGGGGTTCTGGTCTACGGGAGATACTGACGATGGTTGCTGGCGTTCGCATTAGGCCTGGCGACGGCTCGTTGGTTCAGATCGACCCAAGCTGGGAATGCCTTGCGATGAAGGCCCTCGGAACGGTCGTGTGCGCACCGTACACCTACCCGAACGGTCGAAGCATCGGCCGCGGCACTGTAACTCTAGGCGGATGCAATGAGCCGATTCTGGCTGTCCGCTGCAACGGCGTATTCGTCGGGGTACTTTCCAAAACGCAATCTGGCGCCACGTTTACCTGGACGCTTATCACGGACGTGCCTAACGCCACGGTGGAGTACTGGGTGTTCGACACCACGGACGTCGCGCAGATGGCGTTCAACCTCACAAAGGGAATGCGATTCCGAAACTCGGCCAACGGCCGAGTGGTGTTCGACTCCCGCTACAAATACATGCGGACACTGCAGATGATCAACATGGCTGCAGGAACCGGATCGGTGGATGTAGCGATACCTCTCACGTCGGGCTATGCCGTAGCCATCTGCATATCCGGTCTGTACACCACCATTGTCGGTGGGCCGGTGAGCGGAGGTCAGTACTGGCTGGTGCAGAACGCAGGGTTTGTGGCCGGTGTCAGGACCAACGCCAACGGAACGGTCAGCGTTGGTCTCATTGCGTTGGCGCAAAGTACCTCGGAAGGTCAGGGCACGCCGCCGGCGACCGGTCTGATGGGAAGCAACAGGTTCATGGGCCAGATCCTGGACATGCGCAACTACTAGCGCACCGTGCGCGGTCGTTTCTGCAGCCCGTTCTGGTACTTCACCGACCAGGGCGTGACGAGGTAGCCGGGGCGTTGCCAGTTGACCTGCGAGAAGTGGTCTTCCCGCACGTCGACGGCGGTGCCGTTCACCAGAACGTAGGGCAGCGCGGTCTTCGGGAGGTCGCAGGTGCTCAGGAAGCCATCAGTCTTCACCGTCACCGAATAGGGGCCGCTGCCCTCCACCTGGCCGCAGACCGTCGCGCGCGCGGCCTTCGACGCTTCGACTGCGCGCGGTGCGATCCGCACCACGAAGGCGTCCAGGCTCTCGCCCGGGTTCGATTGTTCCTGGTACAGGTCCACTGTACGGGCGTGGATGACGCCGGTGTCGGCGGCCGCGGCGCTGCCGGCGGCGGCAATGGCGAAAAGGGTGGTAATCAGCACTGCGCGCATGACGCTCTCCATGTGTGTTGTCGGAACAACACCAGCGTAGCGCCGCATTTCGACGCTCGCCCGTTGGAGAAGCATTCGCGTTCGGCCGACTCGAATGTCTGCGAACCCCGCCCGCTTCAGGCGCGGCGACGCTTTACTTTCCGGGAACCGACTTGCCGTCGGCCATGCACTGCTCAATCTTCTTCGTGTATTCGTAGCTGTAAGGTTGCAGGCCATCAAAGCCCTTGCAGATCCGGTTGTCCTGCTGCTGATACATAGTACTTCCCAGCGCGATGCCGGCGATTAAGGTCGCAATCGCGAAACCTGACCCGCCCACAACCGGGGAAATATCTCCGTCAAGCCAATCTGCGCTCATAAGCCCTCCAAGGTGTGGAAACACCTTGGCAGAGGGTTCGCTGCTCTTCCAGTCGGGGTTTCCCCGACAACCGCCCAGCCATTGGGCTAAACGGGCTCCAGCAGTGCCTCGCTGTTGTTGCGCGGCGTGTTGACCGCGCGGCGTACGCGGTAGGCTTCCATCGCCGGCGGCTCGCTGGCCAGCAGCATTGCCATGGCGCCGTCGGCGTCCGCCTTGATCCACTCTTCGGCCTGGCCAGGCGCCAGCCACACCGGCATGCGGTCGTGAATGTCGGCCGACACGCCGCTGCTGTCCCCGGTGATGACGGTGAAGGTGCCGAGATTGTCCTCTCCGAGCAGTTTGCTCGCGTCCTCCCACAGGCCGGCCGCCCACAGCGGCGTTGCGGCGTGGATGAACCACGGGTCCTTCTTCCCGTCCTCTGGGCTCACCGACCATTCGTAGTAGCCGGACATCGGAATTAGGCAGCGCCGCGCCTTGAATGCGCTGCGGAATGCCGGCTTGGTGGCCACGCTCTCGATGCGGGCGTTGATGGTGGATCCCTGCAGGCTCTTGGCCTTCGCCCAGAACGGGAGCAGGCCCCAGGCCAGCCTCTGCACCTGCAGGCCGTCGCCCCGGTCCAGCACCACCGCGGCGCGTTGCGTGGGCGCCAGGTTGTAGCTGGCCGGCAGGGACAGCAGGTCGCCCACCAGCTGGGGGAAGCCCAAGCTGGCAGCGTCTCGGATCGGGGTCTGGACGAATCGGCCGCACATGGCGCCACCATAATCCACTGGCAGCCAGCCGACGTTCGCGAGCCGTGCACATACCTGGCCGATCACGCGATGTTTCGTTTCTTGGGCGTACCGTCGAATTCCCGGGGGGGACCAACCAGCAAAGGAGCAGCCGGCATGGCCCTTCAAGCAATCGCCTACGCCAGTGAGGCGGTACCTGGCCTAGGCACGGACCGGCTCGAGCAGATGGTTCGGCGGTCCGTCGTACACAATCAGCTCGCGGGTGTGACGGGGCTGCTGCTGTTCGACGGGAGGCGGTTCCTGCAGTACATCGAGGGGCCCGACGACGGCTTGGCGGTGATCTACGCCCGCATCATCTATTCCAGTCTGCACACCGACGTGATTGAACTCGCCCGGGGCAGGGTGGCACAACGACGTATGCCTTACTGGTCCATGCGTTGGATCCCGGTGGATGACACGCAGCTGAGGGAGGCCGCCTTCAGCGACTGGACGAGCCTGACGATACGTGCCGTGGGGTCGCGGGGATCGCCAACGGGGGTGGAGCGGCTAGCAACCCTCGCCGCCCCGTACCTGGTGTGACCCGGGCGCTTGGCGCCTTGAGGCGGTTTCTCGCACGCTTCACGCCGGCCAGCGCAAATTTCTGTCCAACAGCGGGGGAGACGCCGCCTTTCGGGGGCTCCAGCTGGACGCGGCGCGGATCCGCAGGGCGCGTCAGGCGAGACGGTAATAGATTCGTCCCTGGCCCAGCCCTGCGGATCCGCGAGGCGGTCGCTCCCTGACCGCCGTCGCAGGATTTGAGAGCCGGACCCGTAGGATTCCGCGCCATGCTCCCTCCCGATTTCCGCTGGCACGCCGTCGGCACCGCCCCCTTCGACCGTCCTAACTCCCTGCTGCTGGACAGCACCGAGGTCGTGCGCCTATTTCAGCGCGTGGACGATGGGACCTGGTGGGCCACCCTCAACAACCATCGGGAACATCTCAGTCACCGGACCACCCGGCGCTGCTCCAGCTATGCGCAGGGGAGGACCGGCGTGGAATTGTGGGCATCGCGACACCAGGACCGCCTGCGCACCGAGGTCGACCAGCGGATCAAGAAGGCTCTCGAAGGAAAGTCTTTTCCCACGCGCTGACTGTCCAAGTTGGCGGCCGTCTCCGGGTGATCTATTGGCGCGCCGTCCCGCCGGAGGTCGCATGCCCCAGACTACTTATGCTTCTTCTTATCGCGCTTACGGGCAGCATTGGGGCGGTTTTTGATAAGTCCGCGTCGAGCAGCATCGTTGTGTTCTGCGACGTAGTCAGTAGCAACCTTGCCTGGAGGGATCCGGAAGCTCATTACCGTCTTCTGATCGCAGAACGAAACCGCAAAGTCGCCCGCACCAATGATGTCCATTCCGATCAAAACATCGTAATAGCCACCCAGAATTCCCTGCGTAACGCGCAGTCCAGAAAACATCACGTCGGGCGGCAGTCCGATGTTCACCAAGTAGGTCGGGGCTTGGTGCTCGCCGTTGACACCATGCACCACCGTCATCCCGCTCGGTGAAAGGTTCAGAGCCTTAGCTGCATTTTCTGTTATTACAGAGCCCGTCGCCCCTGTATCCCAGATCGCCATGAACTGTTTAAAGGGCTCCGGCGTATCCCCGTTGACGGGGTCAAAAGCAGCCGAGACTTGGCACTCGGAATCCAGCACATGCGCTCGGCCGGAGAACTTCCTTGTAAGACAAGACATCCGTTCAATACTCCTTAGTGGATCAGCACGCGCGAGTGGAAGGTCTGAGTGAAGGAATCAGACTCTGGTGCAATTCGCTGAACCAAGAATGTTCCGTCTTCAAACTTCTTGCTCGCCGCCTTCAGCGCTTCTATCTCCGAGTCAAAGTCGCCCTCGACCTCCTGATCATGGATTACCACAACCCGGCCGTTGTACCGCTCTAGAAGTTCGGCTCTGTGGGACAGGAAGTACTCAAATTGACGGTTCAGGATGCTGTTCATTGTTCGACTCCGGTTAAATTCCAATTCCCTTGGATTCCTTCCACTGGCCCAGACAGCGCTACGCGAGCGCTTGGGTGTGGAAGGTTGCCTTAAGGCTTGACACCTGCATAGAGGATGCAGATGCCCATCAAGCTAGCATTTCACGCCTTGACCGCAGAAATCGAAAAGAATCTATAAAATCAATAGCTTAAAGATTTATGGCGCAGACTGGATTTGTCCGTACTCACTACTGTCGGCACGTGAGCGGCGAACTTTAATTGTTAAATTGCGCAACGTGACCCGGGCTGCACGGGGCTGCATGGGACTGCACGGGGCTAACTTAGGTCGAGACGGAGGGGCGCCGCCAAGAGGATCGACCACCCTCCTGACTGGCGGGCGCCTCCACGCAGCGAATCCCTTGATCGGGCGTCTCAAGTCCGAAGCGAGGTCAAATAGTCAGCCCACTCTTGCATCATCCGCGTCCGCTCCACCAGGTGCGTGGTGCGGTTGTAGGCACGGCCGTTCGGATCCTTGACCGTGTGAGCCAGCTGGTGCTCGATGATGTCGGGCCGGAACCCCAGCACTTCGTCCAGGATCGTGCGCGCGGTCGCCCGGAAGCCGTGCCCCGTCATCTGGTCACCCTCAAACCCCATGCGGCGTAGGGCGCTGTTGACGGTGTTCTCGCTCAGCGGGCGGGCGCTGCTGTTGCGGCCGGGGAACACGAACCGACCCCGGTTCGTGAGCGGGTGGATCTCGCGCAGGATCTCCATGGCTTGGCGCGACAGCGGCACCAGATGCTCTGTGCGCATCTTCATGCGGGCGGCGGGGATCAGCCAGAGGCCGGCGTCGAGGTCGAACTCCGACCACTCCGCCTGTCGCAGCTCCCCGGGGCGCAGGAACACCAGCGGCGCCAGGGCGAGGGCCCAGCGGGTGACCGCACGCCCTGTGTACGCGTGGATGGCGCGCAGCAGCGGCGCCAGGTCCTTGGCATCGGTGATCGCCGCGTAGTGGCGCTTCGGCTTCGGCTGCAGGGCGCCGCGCAGGTCGGCCACCGGGTTTCGCTTCGCGATGCCCGAGGCGATGGCATACCGCATGATCTGGCCGCAGTTCTGAATTACCCGGTGCCCCGACTCGATGGCTCCGCGGCGCTCCATGCGCCGAGCGATCGAAAGAAAGTCGGGCGCTTCCAGGTCGGCTGCTTGCCGGGACCCGATCCACGGCAGCACGTCGTTCTCCATCCAGGCCTCCACCTTCACCCGGTAGGACTCGGCCCAGATCCGCCCCTTCATCCACTCGCGCGCGATCGCGCCGAACGTGACTGCGTCCATGCCGGCCTTGGCGGCCGCCGCATCCTTCTTCTGCTGGCCGGGGTCGGTACCGGTGGCCAGCAGCCGCCTGGCATCCTCCCGGCGGTTGCGCGCGAGCTGCAGCGAGACCTCGGGGTACACCCCCAGCGCCAGTCGCTTCTCCTTCCCGTTGAAGCGGTACTTCATCCGCCACCACCGCCCACCGGCCGGGGAGATCTCCAGGTAGAGACCGCCGCCGTCGAAGAGCTTCTGGGTTTTGCCGGTCGGCTTGGAGCGCCGAATCGCGAGATCGGAGAGTGGGGGCATCGGTTTTGGGGGCGGAGGGCAGGTGCCCCAAAATATGCCCCCACTGTCTCACCAGCTGCAACGCTACGGACCGGTCTGGACCGGCCAATGAAAAAGGCCGGAAGCCCTGTTTTTCCAGGTATTCCGGCCTTCTTCGCGCCCCTTCGGGCGAGTGTGTGGTGGAGCCAAGGAGGATCGAACTCCTGACCTCGTCATTGCGAACGACGCGCTCTCCCAGCTGAGCTATGGCCCCAGGTGTACTGCTACGCGGCGTGGGTGCCGCGAACATGCAGTGTAGCGCCGCGTTCACGCGCTGCCAAGAGTGGCCGCTGCGGATGGATCACACGCTGGCGCGGGCCATGCAATGGCGGCAGGACCACGCCCATCTTGAGGATTTTTCGTCCATTCCTGAACGGATGTCCGGGTTCGTGAAGAGGCATCCAGACGGAAATGTTTACAGATCAATCACTTGGGCAAAACGAAAGGCAAAAGGATTCTGTCTTTTTTTACGTAAAGAGGACCACTTCGGTGCCGATAAGAAGTGTGACGTATCTCTCAATCCAAACCCTCCCCTCCGAGTACCAACGATGACGACCCGTGCCGCCACCGTTTTCTCTACCTCCATCGGCGCGCGTCTTGCGCTGCTGATGGGCCTGATCACCACCCTCGCGTTCGTCGTACTGGCGGTGCTGATCTACCGCCAGGCTGCCACCAGCTACCAGCAGCGCGTTGAAGCCGGTCTGCAGAACTCCACCGAGCTGATGCGCGATTCGGTGGAGCTGTACGACCGCAGCCTGAGCGACAGTACCGAGCGCATGGCCGGGATGTTCCGCGCGATGCTGCCGGCCGGCGAGGTCAGCGTGGACCCGGCCGCGCAGGTCGCGGTGGGCGAGCGCCAGACCCCGACACTGCGGCTGGGCAAGGAGGTGCTCAACCTGCAGGAAGCGGCGGTGGATCGTTTCGCCGACGCCACCGGCGGTGGCGTGGCCACGGTGTTCGTGCGCGATGGCGACGACTTCGTGCGCGTGTCCACCTCGGTACGTAATGCCGAAGGCGCGCGTGCCATGGGCACCGTGCTCGACCACGCCAGCCCGGCCTATCCGAAGATCATGGCCGGTGAAGGCTTCACCGGTCCGGTGAAGCTGTTCGGGGTGGACTACATGACCCATTACATGCCGATCAAGGACGCTGCGGGCGAGGTGGCAGGCATCGCCTTCGTCGGCCAGAACTACACCGAGGGCCTGGCCGCACTGAAAGCGCGCCTGCGCGAATCCACCCTGGGCAAGGAAGGACGCTTCCTGGCGGTCAATACGCGCGCCGGCGATGCGTTCGGCACCGTGATGGCCGCGACCGACGGCGAGGGCGAGCTGCTGTCCGCACGCGTCGACCCGGCCGACCAGGCAACGCTGGAGGCACTGCTGAGCGGCAAGGCCAGCACGGCCACGCTGCACCTGCGTGGCGCCGAAGGCACCCCGGCGCAGCCGTATTTCGTCAGCGCACAGGCCTACGGGCCGTGGCAGTGGACCGTGCTCGGCCTGGAGCCCACCTCGGTGCTGCAGGCGGTACTGCACAAGTTGATGCTGCAGATCGCAGTGGTGTCCGGCCTGGGCCTGCTGGCGGTGATCGTGGCGCTGATCGTGGTGGTGCGCCGCCTGCTCAGCGTGCCGCTGGCCGAGGCCGGGCAGGTCGCGCGCGATGTCGCCGCCGGTCGCCTGGACAAGCCGATCAGCGTGCGCAGCGTCGATGAAGTAGGCCGCCTGATGGGCGCCCTGCAGCAGATGCAGGCCAAGCTGCGCGAGATCATCGCGGCGCAGAACGAAATGAGCCAGCGCCATGCCGAAGGCACGATCAGCCACCGGATCGACGCCAGTCGCTTCGAGGGCGAGTTCGGCACCATGGTGACCGGCACCAATGAGCTGGTCGCCGCCCACATCGGGGTCAAGATGCGCATGGTGGACCTGGTCCAACGCTACGCCGATGGCGACCTGTCGCAGCCGATGGAACAGCTGCCGGGCGAAAAGGCACGCATCACCGAAGCGGTCAACGGCGTGCGCGACCGCCTGCAGGCGATCAACGGCGAGATCAAGCACCTGGTGGCCGCAGCTGCCGCCGGCGACTTCAGCGTGCGCGGCAACGCCGAGGCCTACCAGCACGACTTCCGGGTCATGGTCGACGGCCTCAACACACTGATGGTCACCGCCGACCGCAATCTCGGCGCCTTGTCGGGCCTGCTGCGCGACCTGGCCCAGGGCGACCTGCGTGGCCGCATCGACGGGCAGTTCCAGGGTGTTTTCGCGACCATGCGTGACGACGCCAACGCCACCGTGGCGCAGCTGACCGCCATTGTCGGTGGCATCCAGCAGGCGGCCGTATCGGTAGCCACGGCGTCGGCGGAAATCGCCGCCGGCAACGACGACCTGTCGCGGCGCACCGAGCAGCAGGCCGCCAGCCTGGAAGAATCGGCGGCATCGCTGGAAGAGCTCACCGCCGCAGTGAAGCAGAACGCGGACCATGCCCGCCGTGCCGACCGCCTGGCCGCAGAAGCGTCCGACGTGGCGGTGCAGGGCGGCAACGCCGTGGCCCAGGTGGTGGACACCATGAGCGGCATCGAAGCCTCGTCGCGGCGTATCGCCGACATCACCACGGTGATCGACGGCATCGCCTTCCAGACCAACATCCTGGCCCTCAACGCCGCGGTGGAAGCAGCGCGTGCTGGCGAAGAAGGCCGTGGCTTCGCAGTGGTGGCCTCGGAAGTGCGCGCGCTGGCGCAGCGTTCGGCGAGTGCGGCCAAGGAAATCAAGACGCTGATCGAGGCGTCGGTGGCGCAGGTGGCCGACGGCAGCGAACTGGCCCAGCAGGCAGGGCAGACCCTGCAGCGGGTGGTGGCATCGGTGGGTGAGCTGGGCGGGCTGATCGAAGAGATCGCCAGTGCCAGCCAGGAACAGGCGGCAGGGATCGAGCAGGTCAACCAGGGCATCGTGCAGATGGACGGTGTGACCCAGCAGAACGCTGCCCTCGTCGAGGAGGCTTCGGCCGCTGCGCGTGCATTGAACGCGCAGTCGGCCGAGCTGCAGCAATCGGTCGGGCAGTTCCGCCTGGCCGACGCGCAGCCCGCGCGCATGGAGCGCGTCGCGGCCTGATCGGTGCGGTGGCGTCTGCGATGGGGAGTCGCAGACGCCACCGCCGGATCTATGTCGGGTTGAAACCACGCTGAAACATCGGCGCAATACCTTGCCGCATCGCAAACGGATTGCCCGAGCCCTGAATGTCTTCCCATCGCACTACGTCCCCTTCCAATTCCCGCCAGCCCCGCCCGCACGTGCTGGCGCTGGCCTGTACCACGCTGCTTGGACTGACCGGCAGCGTGCTGGCCCAGGATGCCAGCCCGACCGCGCTTGATGCGATCACCGTTACCGCCGACCATCGCGAACGCAACCTGCAGGACGTGCCGGTCTCGGTCGGCGTGGTCCAGGGCGATCGCCTGCGCGACTACACCGCCGGCGGCGACGACACCCTGCTGGCCCTGAGTGGCCGGGTGCCGAGCTTCTACGCCGAAACCACCACCGGCCGCATCTTCCCGCGCTTCTACATCCGTGGCCTGGGCAACATCGACTTCTACCTGGGTGCATCGCAGCCGGTGTCGATCATCCAGGACGACGTGGTGCTCGAGCACGTGGTGCTC